CGATGCGTGATACCGGAGATGTGCTGCACTACAGCCGAGAGCGCAGCGAGAAAGGAGTGGTCTACTACATTGCGTGGAAACCGCAGGTGAACCACGGAAGGCGGTTAATCAATGCGAGGACGAACCTGGAGGGGTGAATGAGAAAGATCAAGTTCAGGGCGTGGTATCGTGGGAGATACTACTATTTTAGCCTTGAGACGGTAGTGGAGGGGTTTGGTGATGACTGCCCGTTCTACCCAAAAAGTGAGAGCCTGTCATTCAACTACCTCGATGCAATTATCGAGGAGTACACCGGCCTCCATGACAAGAACAGCGTTGATATCTACGAAGGGGATATTCTACGCGGTCCAGTTGACTTTGGCCCCGGTGGCGAGCATGTGTGGACATTCCAGGCCGGGCTGGACGAGTACGGCCCAACGTTCCAAACGTGGCCATGGAAAGAGAAACGCGAGGATGCCATCCCCGAGGTCGTCGGAAACATTTGGGAGAACCCTGAGCTGCTGGAGGAGTGAATGGATTATTGCGGACGGTCATGAAGCGATTAAAATTCATTCCCGCCCCCTCATCTGCATGTCAACCAACCGCTCGACCAAGCTGTGAGTCCCTGTGACGGTTGCTTTGATCTCAGAGACCTCGCGAGAAAGCAGCGCGTGATCGTCTTCGACCTTGTCGATCTGCGTTTGTAGATCTTTGCGCACATGCTCTACCTTACGCCCCACGCCATCGATATCCTTTTTCGCTTGTTCACCCATCGCCTGTTGTCTCCCATATGTGACAAGCCACGCACCGATCGCTCCGAGTCCTAGGACAATTCCGAGTATAGCTCCGATGTGACCGATCAGTTCCATGACTCATCTCCTTACATATGCTGTGGTTGGTCTATGAAGTCATTCTCCAAAAACGAGTTACGTTTTGATGCAGTAAAGTACTCCTGCCGCAAACGGACGCGTTTCATCTCCCGTGCGTGGAGTGTCATTACTGGCGTCTTCCTTTGGATCTGACGTTATGGCATGTTTTGTTGCGACATTGCCGGTCGAATGCCCGTAATAATTATCAGTCATTCCGGGAATATCATCGGTCGTTGATCCATATACACCCGGTTCTCCCGGCGCTCTTGTTCCAGCACCGGAGAAATGAATATGCCCCTGCATCTGGTCATCTTCGAACGCCCCGACAGCAGGACCGGCATAAGGGTTGCCGTCGGCCATCGTCTCCGATCCGTGACTCCCAGCGCCACGTAGATATGCTCCACGAAGGTCAGGCACGTTGAACGTCGTCGATCCGTCTCCCACGCCCCACGTCGTACCTATGGCAGAGAAAAGATCAGCGTAGGTAGTGCGACTCACAGCAGACCCATCGCATGCCAAATACCCGGAAGGTGCAGATGTTCCGCCATAAGCAATAATTGTTCCTATAGGAGGGTAGGCCCAATAGGCAAGACTGGTCCACGCGGTAGACCCATCGCCGACCTTGAATTTTTTTGTGTCTGCCTCAACGCCCATTTCACCGGATAGCAACGTCGGGTCTGCGCTGGTCCATTCTGCAGCAGTGCCTTCTCTCAATCGTATCTGTTTTGTCTCAGCCATTTGGGCAACTCCTTTATTTTAGCTCTCTCGTCTCGCCTTGATTCTATTAGCTCTTTTGGTAATTGATTGGCAAACAATTCTTCCAGTGCCCTCAATACTGAAACATCACTTTCGCGAAGATGCCTCTGGGCAACAGCATTTATTTCTAGCTGCTTGTCGTTCGCTTTTTCATCATCTGATATACCCATCTCTTCGGGCCCACGCTCAGTCATTCGGTATAGTGGCCGGTTTTTTTTGTCGAACAATACCGATATTGGCTTGTTGCATTGGGCAGGTCCGTTTGGTTGATCAAATTCGCTTATCAGCTTTGACCCGGTAATCATACCGTCATCATCCACAAGGTATTCGTGAATCATATAAACACTCCAAGCTGGGCAATTGTTATAGCCTTGCTACCAGCATCTGGTCTTACACTTGCAAAAAACTCGATTTTAAAGTCGTCACCTATAGGACAAATTAGTTGCCCACTTAATGATGCACTAAAAATTATGGTTTCCGAAAAATTTAGTGTTAGCGTCCTCGACAATAAAGGCGTCTTGCTCCCAGCCCCCCATGATGTTCCGTTAGGTCTTAATGCTATAGTGCATATTTGGTCTGAATCATAAGTCAGCGATGTATGTCTAGAGTTTATTGCTATTTGAAATAATCCGGCCTTTACGTTTGAGTTTCCGTTGGAGATACACGTCACCTCGGTCCACACACCCTCGGTATACGCACTCGATGAGTACAACAAAAATGCATCATCATCGTTAAAGTGAATCAAGTGCCCGCAATAAAAATTGGTATCCTGAATAATTGCGTCTGGTAAGTCATGTATTATGACGTTCCTTCCGTCTCTTGCAATAATCCCAAAGGAAGGCCCTATTTTTATGGTCCTAGTGTCACTGTCTTCGAACACGTAATTGGCATTAAAAATTGTATTTTGTTTTGCGTACAAATCTCCTGTCAAAATCAAAGAGCCATCTGATGGTGGTAGTCCGCCGGTCTCATCTTCTACGAATGTGGTGCTCGGGGATCCTCCATAGAGCACGCCGAGCCACGTACTAGTTGACGGTGCTCCGCCGTATATAACGCCTGCTGATTGCACAAAGTGTGCTGGGTTCAAATCTGCATTTGCCTGTTGTGATGTAGTAGTAGTGTCAGGGGACTCGCCAGTTGACTCAACCGTTTGCGCCGAATACGCGCTTATTCCAATCCCTGTATACGTCCGGTAGGTTATATCTGGATTAAAGCGCTTTTCAACGATAACAATTGTCTGACTGATGCTCGGATCAGTGATGTTGATGGTACCAATGTCTCCGGTGTTTCTGTCTGTGCGTTCACCCCATGTGTAGATGAATGTGCCGTTTGCGATAATATTGTATTTAGCATCCGCGAATCTTGTAGCGTTTGCCTGCACGGTAGACAGTGTAGTATCGTGCAAAAATCTCGCAACGTATTTTTTTGGCCGTGTGCTAGTGGAGGGTGACTTCGTGGTTCTTCGATACTTCCGATACAATGCAGTACCGCGAATCTCGAAATTATAGATACTCGCAACTCCACCGGAGGTATTGCGAAATGATACCCTTGCTCGACCTGACTCATACTCGGAGTCAACAATGTCTATTCCGTCGTCCGCAATAAAACCGACCGACTCGTCTGAAGCCTCAGCGGCAATGAGCGTTATGTCCTTGTTTTTGAGCCTTGTTTCCCTTGAAAGATATGGCTTGTCGAGATATTTCACCACATACCGTTGCCAAATATCATTTATATCTGAGTCGGGGGGGTAGTAGTCATTGTTTGCTATAGCCTGCCCGGTGAATTGATATTGTTCTCCAACCTTTTGAACCGGGAGGCTATCACGAAACAGGAGAGCCGCGCTATCAACATCTGTCTGCGCAAACTCGACCTCAAAGCCGTCTTCTTTTACGTTGTTCTTCCTGACTTCTATGTCTTCGTCAACGGTAAACGTAGAGCTGATTGAATTCTTGTCCCACTGGAAGACGTTAAACTTGCCGGAAGCGTTAAAGAAAAACACCCAGCCATATTCGCTCAACAACGTATCGATGTACTCCCGGTATGTCTCTTCGCCCTCGGTGCCCTGAAAGTACTCTACCGTCGTGGTGATATCTAATGCACCCGAAGCGATGTCGGAAGCCGGCGTATATCCAGCGTCGTCAAGAAGCTCCCATATCAAATTGCTCGACGAATTGTCGGCGTTGAATATCTGGTACTCAGACCCTCCAATAGTAGACGGAAAGTTGAACGAAACGGTGAACAATTCATCAAGGAGATAGGAATTATCTACTGCCTCTATTGAAATTGGCATTACATTATTCCGCTTGCGCAACCCGAAGGTTGGTGCGATCGCGCCGGTAAAAATGTCGTTGCTTGAATCGTCGTCAAGGTTAAACAGTATCCAACTTGTCGCGGAGAAGAACTTGATCTGAAGCGCCTGATTGTACTTAAGTTTGAAGCTGCACGTATTGACAACCGATTTTTGCTCGCCGTTCATGATTCGATCGGTGATGTTGACGCTTCGATCTATAAGGTAGTCAGAATAGTCGGTCTCAGATTCGCCAGGAAAAGTCAGTTTCAGAATCAAGCGATGCGTCCCCTTTCTTTCGCGACTTGCAATGCCTCTTCGATCCGCTCTCCGAAGTCATCCATTCCGTATACTGGAGCATAAAAGTTTACTGTTAGCCCTTCATTAGACATTTGCCCTGACGGTGTGACCTGGACGTGTTCTCTGCCGGAAGCGTTGTCACCGACAAGTAAAAGTTGTGGGCCCCGAGTCATGAAATTAAGCCCCTTTGCTCCTGTCAATACCCCGGGAGTCGTGGTAATCGGTGCCGGTAGTGGTGTCTCCGGGACTGATCCACCGGCTTCCCCGAGGTCTATGACTGCATTTTCGTATTGAGCAACAAGATTTGCTAACGCAGTCTGCAACTCAGATATTGTCTGCTGTAGGATTTCATCCTCATCAGTAAACAGTCGTTCGACAAAACCAAGGCTGCGAAGCTCTGCCTGGAGTCTCCGTATTTCGTCCTCGGTAGCGCTTATGGCATCTCGCAACGCATCCTCGTTTTGAGTTGCTGCTTCGAGCTCTGCTTGATCCTCAGCTTCATCGGTTCGTTGGCCAAGGGCGTCATTTAGATCACGCATCCCTGCAACGAATTCATCGGTGCCAATAAGATTTCGTTCCCAAGCATCCCTCAAGATATCAAACTCAAGATCAAACTCTTCTTCCAGCTCTCTCAAGTATCGTTGTCTCAGTGTCAATTCATCCTGATATGCTATGTCGAGTCCTTCGATAAAGTCTCTTGCATCTGCCGATGCTTTTGCAAGCTCTTCCTCGGTCGGACCAAACAGGCGGTCGTAGATTCCAGCAAACAAATCAAATCCTGCCGCCGCAACTCCGCCAAGACCTGGTACTCCAGACGCCTGACCAAGTGCCTCAGTAACAATTGAAACTACTGACCTTGTTATCCCTCTTACATCAATCTCGCCGTCTGACAACCCTTTTCCTATTCCTGATGCAATTGAGGACGCAAGCTCAAGTTGTATTGATTTTGCGATTCGCTGAAACTCAGTCTCTATTTCTATCGCAGCTTTCTTGCCTTCGTCGGCAACGTCCTTTGTTTCCTTGGTAATTTTCTCCATTGCCTCGGTAGTACGTTCTATGTCCTCCGGAAGTTTAGCGAAAATGGCCTCTACCTTTCTAAGCTCCGAAACCCATTCCTGAGCCCCTTCATACAATTCATATTCGAGCGCCAGAGCCTCGGCAAATCCAGTGAGATCAAGGCTAGTAACTTCAGCTTCTCCTCGAGCCTTGTTAATCGCTACTACATATTCGTCAATCTTGCGTGCTGCTTCCTCCGCTACCTTCCCGGTCTCATCAATTTCATCACCAAGGTCATCGAGAGCTTCGCCGGAACGGACGACATCTGGAATGAGATCACCGCTAAGTGAATCGTCTACCTCACCAACCGCTTGGTTGAGCGCATCGATTCTATCCGCTGCCCTGTCGACCTCTGCCGTGGTAAATTCAATCGTTTCTCTCAACGCCTGTTGATTGAGCTGTAGAATTTGTTCAGCCTGACCAAGATCATCACTGCCTTGAGCAAGCTCCTCCTCCACTCTACGAAGCTCTCTTGTGGCTTCAGCTCTTTGGCTCAAAGCCCTATTAAGGATAGCGACTTGTTCCTCGCGCTCCCTCGCAAATTTGGTCCTGAGCTCTATTTGTTCTTGCTCGTTGAGTTGCTCGAGTGCCTCGGCGGTGTTGTAGACCGCGTTTTCATATTCTTTGTGTCTCCTTACTGCCGTGGTGATCACGGTAGCTAATGTAGTAAGTGCTCCTATTGCAAGCACGATGTATCCAGCCGGAGGAGTCGCCAGCGTTTTCAATGCGGTTCCGACCTTTACTATGCCGACGGCCAACGGCCCCATTACAGCCGTCGCGGCAGCGGCGGTTAATATTACTTTCTTTGTTTCGTCATCCAACGCCGCAAACGCCTGCGATATCTCTATCGCCTGTTCAAGCATCTCATTCACAATCGGTAACAGCTCAGCGCCAAACTCAGCAAGTGCCAGCTTGGCATTGTCTATGGCAGTCGAAAATTTACCAGCCGTGGTCTGAGATATGCGCTCCATCATACCTTCAAATTGACCGCCGTCTGATGTGAGTGAAACAAGCGCCTCGTTTATCTCTTCAAATCCAACCCTTCCTGAGGAGACAAAGTCAAAGATTTGAGATTCAGCAACCCCGAAGTTTTCAGCCAGTGTTGCGATAATCGGAACGCCGGCCTCAATGAGAATGTTAATCTCCTCCATTGAGGCTTTTCCACGCGCCTGTATTTTACCAAATGCAAGCGTTATCCTGTTCAGTTTCTCGGCATTGCCTTGCGCGACGTCTCCTATCCTACCTATTTGCTCTATGACATTCTCAGATTCGGTTCCAAAAGCAAGAAGGGTCTGTGATGCAGCGGTAATATCTTCAAGCTGTAACGGGGTTTGTGCAGAAAACGTCTTTAGCTCTTCAAAAAGTCTGTTCCCGCGCTCGACATCCTGGAGCAAGACGCCGAATGCTGTTTGTTGCCTTTCGATGTCAGCGGCAAATTTAACCGATGCAGCGGCGGCGCCGAGAATAGGGAGCGTGAGATACCGCTGCATGTTCCGTCCGATGGTATTTAGAGAGTTCGCAAATCGTTGTGCCTTGCTCTCTTGTTTGTCCATCTCGCGGCCAAATCCGCCGAGATCACGTATCGCTTTCTCAACCTCGGCGTTTATGACGACGCGAAGTTCCTCCGCTATTGCCATTGCGTGGATTCTCCCTTTCGCACATCTCGTAGAATATGCGCTCTTCCTCGACGATTGTGATCACCTGCGTCACCATCGGCCGTTCACCGAGCCAGCCCCCACCATGCGGCAGTCCGTACAATTTCCACATCTTCCACACCTGCACGGCGCTTGTAAACAAATCGCCGAAGTAGGTTATGATATCTACTCGACGAATCGCCCGCCGATCAAACTTTTTGTCCCGCCCACCAGCCGCACGAACGTATACGTAGTAATACTCATCGGGATAGGTAACCGATCGAGCCTCACCTATCGTTACTCCGCTAAACCATAGCTGACAGGCGGTCCTCAGTTTTTTTCTTCACCATCCTCAATTCCATCCTCGCTGCATACATACGCCTTGAGCTCATCGATAAGCCCGCCGAGCGCTGGTGGCCCGTCGGCAAGCGCCTCGCCTGTCTTTATCGGCTTGCCGTTCAAATCGAGATTGGTAATTGTCCCGATGTGACGACGCAAAATTGTGTCGGTGTCGAACCAAACGGTCACTTCACTCGTCTTCGGATTGATCCGGTATCCCTTTAGCATCTCCCGTTGCGCGTTTGTCGGCCACTTTATCTGCACGACCACTTGGTCCGCTTCCGGCAAGCTCCTGTTTTTGTTCCACATCGGGACGTACTTTTCGTCCAGATTCGCAACTACTTTCATTCGCGCCTCCCTCCGTTATGACAAATGTTCCAACTGCTTTTGTGCCGTCGTATTGGAGCGACAGGCAGCGGGCATTTTCTACCCGCTGCCCATCTGCTTCGAGATATGCGACCGCCGCCGACTGCCGGTTTTTTATCTTTAGGCGTATCATACGTCGATGTAAATCGTTGCCGGCTTGTCCGCGCCGCGGGCCGTGTAGTTGAAGCTAAACGTTTCAGGACCTTCCATCGGCTTGTCACCGGTAAGCCCTTCGACGATTGCCGGAAGATACTCCCATATCTCCTGCGCCGCTGCGGTATCCTCGCTCGACTCGACCCTGGACATGAACATTCTCAAGATAGACGTTTGCGGACTGGTCTTTGTGATTCCACCGGTAGTGGTTTGCTCGGTCACCGTATCGAGCTTTTTCACGATTTCCCGTTGCTTTGAATCGTTGTCGATCCAATACCCGCTTATCGTACCGGTCTTCTCCGGTTTGCTCGATACCTGGTACGAACGTACGTCGTCGGTCTGTACGGTTTCCTCGAACTTTTCCTTTGAGACGGAAACCGAGACATCGGTGACGAATGCCGCTTTTGTAAGCGTGATTTTCTTTACCGCATCGTTGCTCGAAAATGCCGCCGTCGAGTCAACCGGAAGATCACTCGTGAGCTGCTTGAATACCATGCCGGTTGTCAGATTGGTCGGCAGTGCCGACCCACTTGACGCCTTTCCGGTAATCAAGTACCACGACGAGCTATCAAGCGCCGGCGCCGTATCGGCCGTGCTGTTTACCGCTCCGATATACAAGTACCCATGTGCACTATTTAATGCCATATGGCTCTCCTAGTTGTAGTGGACTATTAGGTCCACAAGAAATCGAAACTCATCGCCTGGGCCGAATAACAACCGCGCGTTACTTACCTCGACCCATTCAACGGTGTGAGTATCCAACGTTCCATGAAACTGTTGATAGACAGAGAGCACGGCCGCGCCGATGGTCCGCGCCTCATCTACCGTTGCAGCGTATACATAGATGGATATTCGCGCCATTCCACCGTATACGGACTGCGTCCATGATGCGCGGAGGTCGTCGACTTTTCGTATTACTATGAACGGCCGACGCGCCGCGCTGTCTGCTTCATACTCGAATATTCTCTGCCCTACATGCGTTGTAATCGTGGCTTGGGTTTTCATATGGTTTTGAACCGATGTCTCAAGCTCGGCCACGAATACTACTCCGCAATAGTTCAGCGAATCGTCGAATCAGTTTCTTCCTATTCTCATCAATCGCCGGACGCATGTATGGCTGCTCCTTCGTGCCAGGATGGTTTTTGATGTACCTCCACCCAACACCACGAATATTTACGGGAGCCCCTATGTAATGTGGGCCTGTCCCATATTCAACATCCTCGGCATATTCTGCATTGCTTCCAACGATTGCCTGATACCCTTCCCTCCTGTGATTGATGGACCCTTTGAGATTGCCGATGTCTACCGGCACCAACCTTTTTGCCTCCGTCTTAACAACGGTACCTGCCTCTTCCAAAAAGCCTGGAACAATGTCCGCGACAATCTGCGGGTAGTCTCTTGCTGTTTTTCTGATCACTCGTGAACTGAACATCAGCAAAACTCCAAACGCTTGTACTTGTCAGCCATTCCGAGAATCTCTCTTGGATACGTCCGTGCTCTGTCATAATTCTGAGATACTCCGTCCTGAACCTCAGACAACGTACCGTCTATTTTGTCGCTACGATCAAGCAAGTACTTCACCATTCGCGCGGCAACCAACTTCAGCGACTTCGGCCAATCGATTGCCGAAATCCGGACACCGCCAAGATTGTAGTCGCCGTCGTCGTACGCGATATTGTATAACTCATTTGTCGAGGTCAGCGTCAACGTTCCTGCGGCAACCGTCGCGAGCTCGTGGATACCGTCGTTGAGTGTCCCACTCTCAACATGAATGTCCTGACCAGCCACAAACCGCTTTTTCACAAACTCAGATTCTCCATCCGTGATCGTGTCCGGAGAACCCTTTACAAACGAGATTGACCCTGAGACATAGGTCACGTAATAGTCATGAAAGTAGTTGTTCAGATAGTCACAAAGGTCCTCTTGCACATAGGGTATAAGCGTATCGATAAGTGCAAGATCATCGGTGTCGGAAGTCGAGTACCTGGTAAGTGATAAGACCTCTGCTCTCGTGACTATCATCAATAGCCCCCAAACCGCCTTCGCAGTTGCTTGTTATACTTGATCCCGCCTTCCTGGTGATAGAATCTCCGCTTTGTCTCTTCAAGTTCGCGTTGCAATTCGTCCATGCCGTTCTGTAACTGCTTACCCTCTTCAACCAGCGCGGCAAGCATTCTCGGCTCTTCGTACCCGTATAGGAAATTGGCTTTAAGTACGTCTCCCCCGTTGAGCTTTACCTTGACTCCCATCGCATGGGCGTAGCCAAGGAAAAACTCACAGTTTGGCCGCTGGTAGCCGTACTCACCTTCCGCCTCCATCCATATGCCGAACGTTTCAATGTCATCGTATCCCATCAAAAGCGCCATCGCGAGCATGTAGCTCACGGTGTTCGTCACGTACAGCGTGTCTCCCATGGTAGGCATATAGAATGCGTTCCGCACCACGTCTATCGGATAGGCACGAGAATTGGGAACCTCATCATAGTGATCCTGCATCCACACGTCTCCGCCGTGTCCGTTTAGTACGCGCAGAATCGCGTCGTCAGCCCAAAACCGTCTCGGATGCATCTCGAATATGGTATCAACACGCTTCACGTCCGTCGCGGTCAGCACGCCTGATACGCCCCAAATTTCAACGCTCTCGTCGTCAAACGGAGCATCGCCCCGGTTTCGTGCCGTGCCGAGCATGATGAGCTTCGGCCGTTCCGGCTTCTCAGTGGTGCGCTTTACTTCTGCCCGCTTACGTATTTTCGCCAATGCTCAGCCTCCTGCATCGCTCCCTCAGTGCGCAGCATGTTTTCCTTTGCGGCCGTCATCTTCCGCTTCTCTTGTTCTACGCCGTTCGAAAGGGCTTCCTGTCGATCAGTAATCGCACGCATTAAAGCAGTCGGCTCATGAAATCCGTATTCAAATCTGGCCTTCAAAAGCGTACTCTCGCCGGCAACATATAATCTCAGCCCGAGCCCCTGGATAATCCCGGCCGCCCATGCAACGTTCGGCTGCTGATAGGCATACTCGGTCTCGTGTTCCATGTGGACGCCGTATAATTGGAAGTCATCAAACCCGTCAAGTATGCCCTTTAGCATCATCCAGGTGATCGTATTGGTCACATATAGATTTGCTCCCATTGCCGGAATATAAAACCGCTCCTTGACTTCATTATACGGATAGGCAACCGATTTAGGGATATCATCGTAGTGATCTTGCATCACAACATTTCCATCGAACTCCTTCAAGTTTGCCATGACCGCGGGTATTCCCCAATACCGTTTTGGATGAAGCTCAAACAACACATCCACACGTTCGACATCATTCGCCTTTTGCGTCCCGCTGACGCCCCAAATCGTGATGTCCTTATCGTGGAATGGAGCCTGGGAACGGCTTGGTGCCGTTCCCAGGATTGCAAGTGATCCTCCCATTACTTCCTCTTGATCACAATTGCGTGGACCTTGTAGTCAGCAGCAGCCGTATCGCCCGTCGATCGGACGAAGTTAAGATAACCGTCGGTGTCCTTATATCGAGCCGTCTCAAACGGCCCGAGCACGACCACGGTACCCTTGATCACGCTCCCACTCGACCCGATAGTCGAAAGCGACACGTCCGCCGAAAACGTAAAGGTCTGATCTGCCTGGCCACTTCCTGTGTAAGGGCTTTTGGTCGAGGTAAGAATCTTGATTCCCGGAGCCGTAGTACCGCTTGAAACGTGGAGCAAGACAATGACATCCTCACCACGGATCGCGGTAGAGGTGTCGTCAAGATCAATGTGTGCATTGTCGGCGCTCGAAAGCGTCTGCCATTCAGAGGTCTTCATGAGCCCAAGCAGCCCGGTGCTGCCGGCTGGGCCAATGACCATCGGTGCAATTGTTCGTTCAGCCATGTTCCATACCCTCCTTACGTCGAGAGTCCTGCGTCATCGACGTACGCTACGCCGAGGCGATCAGGACGAACGACCTTCGCACCGTAGACGTAAAGACCGGCAACAAACTCGCCAAACTGCTTTTCGATCGGGCCGCTTTTGATTTCAGTTATCTGACCCGCATAGCTGATCGCGTCGTTGGTGCCAAACATTACGCGCCATTGCGTGCTTCCGTTCGTACTGACGTTGTTCGATGCGTAAATAGCAAGACCAGCCAGCGACCCGACAAATCCGTTTCCGGTGCCAAGTAGCGGCGTAATTCCTGCCATGTTACCCACTGTCAAATCGTCGCTAAGCTGCGAATACGTGATCCACGAATGCAGCCATGGCGGAATGACAATCCACCTACCCATGCTCGGGCAGTTTGCCTGATCCATGTACCGGTTAACCCGCGAGAAAAATCCGGCAAGATTCGACGCGGAGCTGGAATGCACCGAGTACAGCGAGAGGCTGGAACTCGACGTCCCGAGCCCACTGGTAGTGATTCCTGCATCCGTGTACTTGGCTGCAATGAACTGATCTATGGTATCCGCGATTGCGAACCCTGCCTTCTGTGTCGCGGCCGCAATAAGGTTGCCCCTTGCTTGCCGTCGCTCGATCGAATCGACCCCGAAGTTGAAGTACTTCTGTTGATCGACGATTAGTTTACGCTGTGCACCGGTAAGGCGTTGGACGGTCATGTCCGTGCCCTCGGTATAATCGTTGACGTTGATGTCACCGATTTCATTGATGTTTACGCTCTGCCCGGCCGCAGTGATCTCGCCTTCATAGTCGGTGTTCACGAAGTTTCGAAACACCAGAGCTTTTTCTACGTTGACGATGATATTTGCCGACCAAATGGCAGGGCGAAATTCAGCCGTTCCCATTTGCTACTCCTATTGCCCGCTGGTAATCTTGGCGATTTCCTCAGGGCTAAATTGCTTGATTTCGTCGTCGCTCATTTCTCTGAGCTGATCATACGAAACTTTCCCGCCGTCCTTGTGGACGGTCTCAATGCGACGCCCATTTGCGCGGTCATGGGCCTTGTTCGCCTCGGCAGTCAGCTCCTTTGCGGTTTCGATGTACGCACTTACAAACTCTTTTGTTTGTTCAACGTCATCAGCAACCAGCCGATCCAGTAGTTTTTGGCTGACCTTCAGACCAGCCTCGTTAAGCAAGGTCTGTGCTACTGATTTGTTTTCTGCCTTGATGCGCAGAGACTTTTCCTCATTGATAAGGCGGCGCGTCTCTTCCATCTCGGCCTTCCATTTTTCCTCATCGCTCATCTGCGCTTCGCGCAGCTTTTTGAGCTCGGCATCCTTTTCGTTTACCGTCTTTTGTAAACCGGACTGAATGCCCCCATACTCTTTCTTGAGCGATTCGGTGGCCTTTGCTACGGCGTCCGCCGCAAGCTTTTCTGCCTGTTCCTTTGTAAACGTCTGATCTTCTTCGTTACCAGACTCTTCAGTATTCTGGTCATGATTCTGATCTTCAGCCATTAGTTAGCCTCCAAAAAGTTGTATTGCTCTCCATACCGATTCGCCTTGATGCCTCGGCCCCTCGCCCATTCACCAAACGTCTGGTATGGCTGTAACCCTTCTCCGCGTATCCGCCGAAGTCTTGGCGAATATCCTTCCACTTCATCAACGGCTGAACACCGGCAATGAATCGATTGTGATGCTGGCAATGCCGGATCGCCGGGATACTCAGCCTTTACGCCGCTAAGCATCCATCCGCCGTTCTGCTCTTGCTGTCCATCAAGTGACGCATGACGTGGACGCGTCCTGTCGTCGAGTGTCGCATCCCATATTCGCACGATATTGACACCGCGTTCTCGCGCTATATCGGTCGCCCGCATGCCGCCAAGCTCTCGTGCCCGATGCGCCTCGGTTCGTACGATACGCATCGCTTGACCGACTGTTGTTTCCATAGCGCTTCTAATCTCACGCATCATCCGGTTCAGCGATACACCACGAGTTAGCCCTTGCGCTATCGATCGCCGTACGCGAGTCAACGTTGAATTTGCAAGATCACGCGCCGCAAGATGACGCAAGTCATTTTCAACGGCGGCTCGTATCTGATCGGCACTCAGTCCACCCCACCGCAAGCCAACGCCCACAGTCTGATCGATGGACCATGCGTGGCGATAGAACGCCTCCTCGTACTGGACTTCACTGATCTTCTCGATCAACGCATTGTTTTTCAGTATCGACGGCTGAAGCTCTTCCGTGATATGTCGTTCAAGATTTCGCAACCTGTTATACTTGCTCATCTCCGAATGTGTCAGTACACCATTCTCGGCATAGCGTTCGTACAGTTTGGCGAGCTCGTTCCTGATCTCGTCTATGGCATTAGAGTAATTGCGGGCAAGCTCACGAACTGCGCGAGTCTCATTCATTAGAGTCATTCTCGTCGCCCGCTGTTGATTCGTCTTCAAATCTCGTGTCGGCATTTCCTATCCCAAATAGATTTGCATTTTCCTCTCGCTCTGCCTCGAATGCCTCGATCTCATCATCCGGATCGTCGATAAATGACACAAGTGAGTAGGCGGTCTTTCGGCTCACCGAACCCAAAAGATCAAGCAATATCTTCGCCTCACTCCCAATGTCCTTCGGGAAGTTGCGCGTAAACGTGAAGTGCATATCAAGATAATCAACGTCGGCCTCTCCCCACTCGCGCCACTTGTCTGTGATCATACGGTACTGTTCGCGCAGCGCCCGCTTGAACTTACGCTCGGTTACCTTGCACGAATTCTCAAGATTTAGTAGCGCCACCTGCCAGCCGATTACCCGCAAATCACCACCATAGTCGCGGCTTAGATCAATCCCACGCGAAAACTCATAAATGTTGGTTCTGATCTCATCAAGCAGCACCTTGATACCTTCGACAGATACATCCTTGGTAACAAATTTTGCGTCACCATCGGATGCAAGCGGCAAGATACCGGTTTGCTCAAGCTTTTTGAGCGTGTCGTCATCTACCTTTCCGACATGACCCTTGAGTGCAAGATAGGCTAAACGCAATTGCTCGATCTCGCTTGTCGTCGCTGATATTACCGTATCGTATGCATCGATAAGATCAAGCACTTTCTCGGCTTCACCTAACCCTTCTTCATTGTTCAGAAACTCTATAATCGGAACGCCGGAGAATAGATGCGGGAATTCGCCGATTTTTGCATAGTTGCCACGACCGTCGTCAAGATAGATTGTCACGATTTCGCGGTCATACCATTCGACCTTTGTGCGCTTCTGTCGTTGTTTATGCCCGGCATTGCCGTACGTGATATCGGTAATGTCCCAATATCGCATAGCATAGATTGACTCACCAAGTGAATCATCGGTATAGACAACCGTCTCACTTGCCGGGAGTTGCTTAACCCTTATCTCGTTTCGGCCTTCTGGAATATACAGGAGTCGATATCCGCGTCCTGCTATGCCTGAGGCCTTTACCATCTCGCTGTTTTGGTCAATCGAATCGTTCAGTGTTAAAAATCTCTTCACCACGTCGTTTTCAGCATCGCCGTATTTTTGGGGGTCGAGCTCTACAGTAACTTCGTTCCCCATATATCCTTGCTTGGTGTCGACGATGTCTGAAAAAAAGTCGTTTGGTATTTTCTCGTTAACCTTCTGAGGATTAGCAACCCGCTTTTCTTTGATCGGGACCTTGCTTTGGTCGTATCTCGATTCAAGCTGCTTTGTGATCCGACCGCGACCACGAGGAGCCCTCTGTTCTTCCACAAGATCACGAAGCATTTCCGAGGTAAGCATCGCTTCATTGACATGCAATTGCTCAATGATATCGTTCACTACCAGATCCTCTGCGTGGCCGTGACCTCCGGAATCCCGGGATAATCTAGCTCCATGATCATGTACCTCAGGACATCCGGCCCGTCGTCATCAACCTTCAGCGGCTCCTCCTTGAAAGGCTTACCGTCCTCATACGGCTTCCATCGATACGTCCCCATTTGGCGTATCAAATTCTTGCATGTATTGAATATCATACATCTTGGTAGATTGTCAACCTGCTTGGTAAGGCGCTGTGCTACAAAGTCTATGCCGAGCATCACCTCTTTCTGCGCCATCCTTGTTGGGATGTCCTGTGCGTCGTACTCGATACGCTCCTGTGCATCGTGGTCGCTCACCGTCCACAAATAGCGCTCTTCGCCGGAAAGCTCTCTGATTGCCGCTGCGTGATCTCGTATCAACGTGTTGGTCTTGTAGTATTCCCGATAGATATAGAGTCTGCCGTCCGGATCGATCGCTCCCCACAGCATGACAAATGGGTGGATTGTGCCGAAGTCGATACCGCGGACACGCTGCCAATTCTGGGGTATCTCAAACGGCTCTACGACATGAGCCTCTCGATCGAATATCTCATAAATAATTCCCTCGGCGGCAACCCATAGCCCCTTAATCCGTCGATCATACCACATACCCACCGGAGTAGTGCGCTTTACCCGCTCGATGTACTCAGGCGTCAGGAACTCGTTGTCCTCCAGCCGGAAGTGAAATGCCTTGATCAGCTCTCGCCCGGATTCGTTCTTGATCCCCGTTTTGTCGATGTAATCCGTTTTAACCATGTGATACGGGTGGTCAGGATTGGTATCCCACAACACCCGCGTTCCCTCGCCGCTACACCTCTGAAAGGCTTCGTTGATGGTGTTCGGATGCTGGTTGGTGACCTCGTTGGCATACCATCCGTAACCGGTCATGCCGGTCATTGTTTTGTAACTTGCCTCGGTGTCGGCCCCAAAACAATTCACCTTATGTCGACCAAGATCAAACCTGCCGAACTGATCAAGCTTGACCGTCTGTCCTAGAAATTCAGAGAGCGGCTTAATTACGTTTCGTTCAAGAGAACCAATCGTGCGCCCTGTGAGGATCACGTCCTTGCTTGGCTTTGGAAGCAAGCCGACATGCTGCAGAAACAGCAGATTGTCGATGTGTGTTTTCCCCGATCTTACAGCGCCTTCGAGGATCAGATGTACAGGATTGTATTCGTTCCAGTAGCAAAGAACTTCGTGTTGTTTATCGGTAAGAGAGAAATTATCAGCTCGAAACAACTTTGCTTAGCGCCTCGGCAAACGCTCTGAGCGGATCATCAACAGAATGCTCAATACTATAGGCGTCTCTCCACCCAAGTTGACCAAGCGAGAACTTGGCAAATCCTGGATCAATAGCCCTTGTAAGGGCTCCTTTTTCAAGGTTCGCCTCTTTTTTGCATCGACAAAGCTCAATAGCGTCCGAAAACTCAGGGAATTCATAGAGCCGTTTTCGTGATATCTTATTGAGATATGCAAATTCGGCAAGGATTGGAATGTCGTGTTCGTCAATGTACACAAGGAAGGCGGCCAAAAGTTCTTTGACCACCTTCTTAGTGTACTTGACCGGTCGTCCTCCAGGCATCAGGTGCTGGTTAGTCTGCTGCCTGCTCTTCGTAGCCGACTTGCCGTAAGCCCTTGCATATCATTCCTCCTTGAACACGTGGTTCATCTCTTCATACATGATATGGTCATCATGTCGAAGTTGCAAGTGGTGTTTTTTGAGGAACGCATCACGTTCCGCCTTTGATCGGAATACGATGGAAAAGAAATACCCGGCTTCACCATCGAAGGCCCATTGCTCTTTCCATTTCTGCTCGTATGCCCGAACCTTTTTGAGTTGGTCGCCTATCTCATCGGTACACGTTTTGGTCAAGTCGTCTATGGCTTCCATTTTCTCGCGTTCTGATCTCACATCGCCGATGGTAAGGTCACCAACGGTGAGATCACCAATCGATACGTTGGTTATTTCAACGTCTTTCATAGTGGATCCTTTGGCTGTAGCACCAGATCGCCGAATTTCTTGTACATCACGCCCTTCCTCAACGGCCAATCGGGATGATAGTACTCCCTCCTTGAAATGATCGTCTCCGCCATTGGGAATCGATCAAGCACGCGCGCCCAATTGTTCGGGCACTGTTCTTTCAACACTTTTGAAAAGCGGTAGTCAAGTTGTTCGAAGGTAATTCCGAATAGCTCGTAGTCATATGGGACTTTGCAATTATGCCGCTTCAGGAGCTCAATGGCGTCTCGATTTTCAAAGTCCCAAATCGGGTACCATTTCCCTTGTTTGCGGCTAATCCCCTGAGTCTGGCGCATGGCTTTTCGTCGCATTGGGGAGTCGCCCTGTTTGACGCCGAGTGCGACAAGCGTTGTATCCGGCAGTCCGGCCCAGTACGCCGTAAACCTCTGTATCTGTTGTTTTGTGAGCGCCCCGAAGTGTTGGGGTGTTTTCGCGAGCTCGACAATGGCCTCGACTCTGGCCGGTGTCTGAAAATACCAATTCGCTAACGATTCAAGGCACAAGTGGGATGGGACACGTTCTACCTTGACGCCAAAATGGTCCTCAAACCAGTCAAGGTACTCCCACGTCCACGACATAGGCGTGTGGTAATAGTAGTATAGTACGGCCTCGGATGGGTCCCATTCGTCAGATTCGATACATCTCAGCCACGCAGCGGTGGCATCGGCGCCCGTGGAATAGGCCAAAAATAGCCGTTTATGGCCCTGTATATCCTGTATTTGGCGCGATAACCGCCTAAATTCATCCATTTCATACCAATTTTAGCCGATTCGCGCCGTTTCGTCAACGCTCATCACGCCCTTCCATTTCAGTTACTTCAGCCCACTTTCCTGATCTGATACTTCGCGTGTTTTGAGCGTGATGTAGTTCCGAGTCGCCCGCAACTTCTGTTCAGCAATCCACAGATCGTCGGCAGTATTGATGTCCTGGCATTCTAGATCGTCAAGCACTAATCCAATTTGGGTTTGGAGCTTGTTGGATATCATCGCCGCGACATCAAACCAGTAAAATTGTCCGACATCGGCAGTTGAATGACCGACGCAACAGTATGTACTCACAACGCCGGATCGCCTCAACAGTGATAGACCACGAAGCAATTGCGCCGGCGTCACAAGCGCAGCGGTGGCATACAGATAACATAGATACGTTGCATCCCGGTGTCGGTCACAATAGTGACGCACAACATCGATATCGGGAACATCATCGGCACAGAGCTCGGGCGATCTCCAGTTTATCACAGCGGGTGGAAACACGATGTTGCGCATGGCTTCATCGTCGGTAGATACTTCGATCCGCTCAAACAATCCGGATGATACAGCGGCATCTATCGGGTTCTGAATAATCGGCCGGCCGAAAAACTCGATTCGGTTCTTCCCAGGCAGCCGCTTCGATCCTTTCCGCGCCGGGATGATACAGACGTTACGCATCGGCTTTCTCCTCGAATGATTCCCCGTTAAATACAATCAGCAGCGAATCCACAAAATCGCCGCCGCTTGTTTTTTTTCGCCTTGGAAAAATCACCGAACCAGCGGAATAGCGCCGTGCGGCAAGTGTCCATTCCGCCAATGTCTCAGAATCAAGGTACACTTCGGCGACGAAAAAGTCGGCTTTGATCCCTTTATGGATTACAAGATCAAATGCCTCTTGCCAGATGTCCCATGCTGATTTTGTGATCAAAAACGACAGCTCGGGCATGGTACCGAAGCTTCCAAACCCGGTGTATCCAATGGGTGTTCCATCATCCGTTATGGTAAACCACCATTGTCGATGTTGTTTCCACCAATTCACCTGCTCATCTTCTGATATCTGATATCTTGTTCTCAGGCAATTCGGCTGCTCTGCACGCCACTCAAGCGCCATGAGCGCATGAACAAGCTTCAGTGGTTCAAGCCGGAGCATTGCGAACCTCCTCGATGGTAGTATCCCAGCCATTTGAGAGATCACCGAGTTGGCCGGTATGGTGGTAACTCCCGACCATTTGCACAATACTCTGCCACGTATTCTGCAACAGCGTCAGCATCTCGTCTTGGTGTCGTTGATATGCCTGTTTGAGCGTGTACGTTTTGGGTATCTGTATCTCTCTCTGAGCGATGATGTTCCCTCGATCAAGCGCTGGAGTCATCTCGTGGATCGTGACGCCGAACGGAGTCCCTTCACGCGCGGCCCACACGATCGGATGTGCTCCGCGATTCCACGGCAACAGACTCATGTGCAGATTGATTGCCGGGTACTTGTTCAGCAGCTTTGCTGGAACAATGTAGCGATAGTTATAGCTCACGATCAGGTCGCAATCATCTATCAACTTATGGTCGTCATAGATCGCCACATCGGCGACGGTGTGCAGCCAACGTGCGGTAGGATGAGTGTTTTCGTTGTTGGTGCAAAATGCAATCCTCATCACAGTACCTCCGCAAGCTCTTTCGGCGTAACCGCGAACGGTCCAGAATCGGGATTGTCGGAAGATCGTTTGAGGCAAAAGTGCTTCTCAATGATAACAGGCAAGTACCTTTTGTAAAGGCCCCAGCCTTCGGTGTGGTCTGAGATGACCTTGAGCGAGCTGAAGTTGTGCACGTACTGCGCGGCGTCTGCCGGGTAGCTTCGCACGCATGCAAGGTGTGTCTCGCCTTCTATCTCGGGATACGTGCCATTGACGCTCAAGTACACGTGACGGTCAGTCTTGCGAGCAAGCCAGTACAGCTTTGGGACGCAAGCGATCTTGACAAACGGCACGTCAAATCGTTCAAGGAAATGGAGTGAGGTGATGTCGAACACGCTGGCCGTTGTTGGGTATCCTCGCTCACACGCATAGCCATATGCCCATGCAAACGTGCGCCACAAGAGCGGTTCGTTCCCACCGGCATGCTCGAATAGCTGATGCTTCATGACAATGCTGTGCTTGCCTGTATCGCAGTCGATCACCGCATCAATCATGTCGCGCAGATATCCAATGTCGTTGTGATGTTCGTTTGCCGAACCTAACTCAATAATGAATTGACTCATTCCCCTCGCTCCTTTTTCGACAGCCATAGTTCTACAAGTGGCCAATGCTCTGGTGATATCGTCAGTATCTGCCCCTTGATTGCCGCTACCGCTTCGTCGCGATCGTATTCGCATTCAATCAGTCTGTTGTATTGATCAATGATGGTTGCCTTAAGCTTCTTTTTCGTGTCTCGAATCATTGCCTTTGATACAGAATCATCTATCCAACTCATAAAAATATCCTCGAGCAATCTGGATAGTCATCCCATGGAATGTCTTCGTTGTAGTCAGGCATATATTGCATGAGCATGAGCCCTTTCGCCGCATCTTCTGGAGCCATTCCGACGTGCCAACCAAAACCAATTGTATCACGTTTCGGGTGAATTGTCGGTGTCCTCCCGTCATGTCTGAGCCGTTTCAACTCCTTCCATGCCTCCTCATCGTCGGTAAGAACCATACCCCCAGTGCCTATTTTGAGATGCTTACCCCAATGGAAAGAAATGCAATAGAGCGTGCCGTCTTTGTACATTCCTTTCCTAAATCTGCGGGCACTATCGATAATGCCGAGAGGGAGAATCTGGTACCATCCAGACCATTGAAAGTCCTTAAAATTTACTTCACCACCAGCGGCAATAATCGCGTTTGGTACTCCAACATACGTCCTGCTCGGTAGATATGCCCTCGTGTGGTAGCGATGCATAAATCGATACTTTGCAGAGAGCATAATTGCAGAGGTGCAGCTATTGACCCCTACGCCATACTTAGCTCCGGCATACTCGGCGACCCGCTCCTCGAAGGCGTCAACGATCGTGTAGGGTTTCATTGATCAGCTCCCGAATCTCATCAACCGATAACAGCGGCGCCTCGTCAGATCGCTGACCATCCCCAAGCACCTCGGCCAGTTTTTCGCCAGGCTGCACGCCTATCTCTCGTATCTCAGCGGTTGGGTCGAAAGCTCTTGCAAGATCAACAATGCGAATAGCCCGAAGAACTGGGATGCTAACGGTTCCCGTATTGCCTTCGAATGCATTGAGAACAAAATCAACCGCCTCATCGAGCGTAATCACAAACCGCGTCATACGCTGATCGGTAATAGTAAACACGCCGTCCCGCTTCTGCGTATCGAATACGTGGAGCACCGAGCCGCGAGACCCGAACACGTTGCCATACCTTACAACCCGTTGGCCGGCATCAAGAATGATTCTCTCGGCTATCATTTTCGTTGCGCCGTAAAGATTTACCGGTTCAACGGCCTTGTCGGTAGACAGAAACACAAGCTCGCATCCCCAATCATCACAGACATCAACTACGTTTTTCGTGCCGATGATATTCGTCTTAACCGACTCCCATGGCTGAGTCTCGCCGGTGTGTACATGCTTCAGTGCTGCGGCGTGGACGACACGGTTGCATCGACGTCGACTAATGGTTTCCTCCAAAGCTGCGTTATCGCGAACATCGCCAATCACATATTCGGCACCGGTGATGCGTTTTCGCATCTCATACTGCTTGAGCTCATCCCTCGAAAACACTATCGCTTCGTGCCCGTCCGTAATGACTCGTTCAACAAATCGGCTCCCAAAGCTGCCGGTTCCGCCCGTGACCAAATACCTCATTCTCACACACCTCGCTCTCGGTTGATTAGTAGCTCGATCAGCGGCCACATATATGGGGTTGACTCCAACATGTTATCTCCTCAGCTCGTCGAGCTCGTCACGGCTCATGTCGCCTGACCATACGAGCATGAGCCGTTGAGCGGTCACCGGCATAGGAGGCTTATTGGCACACCAGTTACGCACAGTCCTCTCGGTTACGCCGCAGATGAGAGCAGCTTCACGTTGTTTGAGGCCATGTTCCTTGATCCACTGTCGTGGTCGGTCGATTGTCATCTGGATGCCTCCTTGTCAGCGAACATGCTCACGCCATACTCCTCGGCGTCGAGTCCGAGTTTACGGACGATGGCCTCACACTGTTGCTGAGTCGGCATGTCGATCTCTACTATTGGCTTGTTTGTCTTGATCTCGTATACGTAGAGGGTCATGGTGTCTCCTTGCCGGTCTACAGACCGGCAGCATCGAGTTCCGCGCGTAGGCGTTCGCCTCGCTCGATGACCTCTTGATCGTACTGAATTTCTGACTCGCGCGGAAATGACGACAAGTCAATTGATCCATCAAGCTCCCACGCCAACGCAGCCGAGATACCCTTGTCCTCTACTATTTCGCGGAACCGCACGGCATCTCGCTTGTAGCGGAATCCATGGTCAAGCTGGAGGCCGTCGTCGTAGACGTGGAAATAACCTTGTCGTCCTTCCGATTTCATCTCGATCTGATCATAGTAGGCTCGTTTGATCTTCAGCATCTTTCCCTCCATCCGGTCTACCCACGGGCCGGTACGTCTGCAGGTTGAGCGCCACGCTACTTCGTCGCGTGCCTATAGTTAGCCATCCGTCGGGTGTACTCTTCCTGTACCTCCCTGAGAAACAGTTCGTCGTATCTCTCCTTTGCTCTTCGCCTTGTTTCTGCGGCTTCGGATCGCGCGGTGATTGCTCTCGACTCAGCCTCTCTTGCGGCCGCAAGAGCCTCTTTGGCTCTGCGTAGTCTGATTTGTGTGTCGGTTTCGTTCATCATCTGATCCTCCGTAGGTTGAGCGCCGCGCCCCTTTCGGGGCGGCCCCGGGTTTCACGGGGCTCGGCCTTGCCCTACGCTCGGCCATCGGCTCCGCAGGTGATGCAGTAACCGTTGCCGTCATGCCTCTACAATCACGACTCCACCGCATCCGATCTCGGTGAGCGAGTCATGATACGCCTCCACCGCTAGGATCGGCTCGCCGTCCGAGTCGATTCCTCCGGAACCGCTCCATCGCCGTCGTGCGCTGAGTCTCTGGAGACCGAGCTCCGATCTTACCATCGCTCGCGCTTCGCAGATGTTGCTCGTCTCGCCGATGACGTACTCGTCCTCAGCGCCTCCACGACCGTCAGCTGCGTATTTCTCGACTCTGTACCTCATCTCTCACTCCTCTGCCGGACTTGGGACCGGCTTGTGCATTACCGGGGGCCGTAGCCCCCGCCCCTCTGCTACCGACTCATCGCTCGGATGCGCCGCATCGTGCGCTCACTGAGCGAGTGACACGTCGTGTAGTAGCCCGCGACGCTGTCGTACACACGCACGGTGCCGTCGTCGTCCACCATCACGCGATTTGTGCGGACGCCTTCGCCGTCGAATGCCTTGCACCTGATCGTCATTGTCTTTTCCATCTCTCGTTCCTCCGTAGCAATTTCCGGTGGCCTACAGCCTCCGTCGGTCTCTCAACCTGTCTATAGTATAGGTCATATATACCTATATGTCAACCGTTATCGGCCGGTTTTTCCGGTTTTTTTGACTGAACTACTACACACGCGATAAGTATTTCACGTGAAACCATCGTTGGCACCGTGGTGGCTATTCGATCGGCGCTCCGCCGTCTGGATTTATCATCGCCGACAGATCGGAGAGACTGCCGGCAATCTTGGATAGCTCGAGCCCGGCTTCTACGGCGTCGATGTCCTGAAGCTCGATTCGGAACGCGAGAACTTCGACCTGTAGCCCGAGCGACTCAACCTGCTTTGCTCTGCACTCTGCCTGACGTCTTGAGATATTCATGCTTTACTCTCCTTGTACTGCTGGTAGCGGTTGATCCAGCGGTCTCGTCTGGTACACCATTCTGCGAGTGATCGTGCACGGTGTGTGATGTCAACGAAATCAGTGTTCTTTGTCTGATCCGCAATCCATTTTGCCTCCTCAAGCAACTCCGGAGCCTCGTCGTGCGTGAATGGTTCGATCTTGTCGACAAGTCTCGAGAACTCGATTTGCAGCACCTTTGTATCGGCCTTCATCGCAGCATCAGCATCAGGAATATTCGCCATCCACGCGCCTAGCATTGCACTTTGCCGTTCCGCGATATCCGTCACCGTTCGCAGCTTGGCGCGGAGTGCATCCATATTGCCTGTGTATTCCTTCGCCGAAAACGCAGTCTGCGATGCTTGATCATGTAGCAGTTCGCGCAGCCGCTTGATCTCCTGTGCCTGTTCGGCGACCTGATCTTCAAGCCTTTTGATAACACGCTCGAATCCTTGCTCATCACTCATGGTGGTCTACCCCGTCTTGCATCCCAAGTGCTCGTGCGCACTCGTCGCTGCACGCTTTGATCGTTCGTTCGTACCCTTCGTACCCATGTCCAATGACATTCAATGTCCACGACCAGCTTGGACCCCAGTAGCCTTTGAATCCACAGTGTAAGCATTCGTGGACACGTCTGGTCTCCTTGACAAGCTTGATTGATACCGGCCGCTTACTCATACAAACCTCCTCTTCGCCGCGACCCGACCCGAGATCGTCCGGAACTTCTCGATCGCCTTCTCGCGCTCCTCGTCGGTCCATCCTGCCTCGTCGGTGATCTGCATCGCGTTTGTCGGCGGCTCATACACCTCGGGTCGGTCAAGGCCCTTCATCGCCTCCGAAATAACCGCGATGTCCGGGAGACTCCGGAGGCTCATCGGGTGAACCGTGACGACAGCCTCGTACAGCACCCGGGCGTATGCGCTCGAAATCCACTGGAACCTACGCACTAGCTCGTTGCGCTGCGCCTGCGTATAGTCGAGCTTGAGTTGATGGGTCGAGTAGTGGGTCTGGAACCCATTGAGCAGCCCGTGGATTGGCAGCATTACCCGCTCGTGAGCCACGATAGTGCCTCCTCGCCTTCGCGATCCCGTTCCTCGCGCTCATAGCTGCGCTGCAACGCCGTGATGACTTGGTCCCACCGCGTGGCGAGACCGCTCGGACTGAATGGTGCGTTGCGCCAGAATTCGGATTTCTCGCTACGCCGCAGGGCCATGAACTGCGATAGGATCACATTTGCAAGTTCTACGTCGTCACTGAAGATTACTGGTGCATCTCTGCGTAGTTCCCTTGTCTTCTTGGCCAGAACCGAGAGCAGACCACGCTCTTTCGCTACGTTACCCCACGAGCTAACCGGCTGGACCTCAATGAACCGGTTCTGGTAGTGGTTGGCAAGAGGGTCCTTCAGAGGCGAGAGGGAGGCGTGAGCCTCCCCGCCGTCAGGCGGAACCTCCTCAGGTTGCGAGGATTCGTCATCGGCGACGTCGTAACCAACCGCGAATCGTTCCAGATCCGCCCCTCTTCCTTTTCTTCTCTTCCCTTCTCTTATCTTAGGCGGTAGTGACTCCGTTACTGACTCTGGTAGTCGTTCAGGTAGTGACTCCTGTAGTGACTCCTGTAGTGATTCACGTAGCTGTTCTACGGGTACTCCGGTAGTTGGTTCGGGGAGCTTACTCGGTGTTGGCTTGTTGATCGTCTGATAGGTCGTCCAGTTGGGATGGTGAAGATAGATGCTGCCGTCGACCTCGTAGGCGTGCAACAATCCGATTAGCACAAGTCGATCAGCGTCCTGTTCGCACGCGGACGTGTTGTAGTCATCGCTCTCCGGAGCGAGTGATGCGGCCCACTTTTTTGGGATGAACCGTAACCTGCCGTCGTCATCTGCCTGGGAGATTGTGAACACGTAGAGGCGGAACTCACGGGCAGTCAGTTGCGTCACCTCTGGGCTTTCCCAGATACTCGGGTCAATCATTCGTCGTCGTGCCATGCTGTCTTATGCCTCCTCGGCAAAATCGAGTTGGATAGGCTCAGGCTTTGGATCGTCAAACAAACGCATCTGGTCGATCGCGTCGGTAATGCTACGGATACGATCCGGGACCAGTGCCGCGTACTTCTCGGATAGCTCAATCAATATCGCCTTGCGCCCATGTTCGAGCGCGACCGCGGCCGTGGTTCCAGAGCCTCCAAATGGGTCGAGCACCGTGTCACCAGGGCGACTGCCTGCCAGTATACACGGCTCGATGAGTGCGGGTGGATAGGTTGCAAAATGGGCAGCGGAATAGGGGGCGGTAGATACTGTCCATACGGAGCGCTTGTTCTTGCCAAGCGGATTTGACATACGCACAAACCCTTCCGCTTGTGTGCGGCCCTGCATCATCCCTCGTTCGGCATCATGCTCATGGCCGTGCCTACTTGTGACTGCAGTTGTCCCCCAGCACGCATCGCGCGGATCTGGAATAACGGGTTCCCTGAGCGCATCGATATCGTAGTAGTACCGTGCCGATTTCGAGAGCAAAAAAACGTACTCGTGCGACTTCGTGCAGCGATCGCGCACGCTCTCCGGCATGGGGTTTGGTTTGTGCCAAATGATGTCCTGCCGGAGATACCACCCGTCGGCCTGGAGTGCGAATGCTACGCGCCACGGGATGCCGATTAGGTCTTTTGGTTTGAGGCCGTAAGGTATAGGTTGTGGGCGTCCAAATATCCCAGCGTCCCACCCGTCCTTGCCGAACATTTTATGTTTCCCCATGTACTCCGGATTGTTGCCTGCTCGTCCACCACCTGCGTAGGAGTCGCCAAGATTCAACCACACCGTCCCGTCATCCCGTAGCACTCGGCGGACCTCGCGGAACACGTCAACCATCGTTTCTACGTATTCATTGGGAGTCGACTCGAGTCCGATCTGACCATCGACGCTGTAGTCTCGCAGACCCCAGTATGGCGGGCTTGTCACGACGCACTGAACGGATTCACCAGGCATTGATGCGAGAGCCTCCCGAACGTCTCCGAGGTACAGTATTGCGTCTCCAATGTGCTCAACTTTCAATCGGCCTCCTCCCACGAAAAAGCCCAGCAGCCCCACGAGTTGCAACGGAGTCGGTGCGCCCAGAGTAAACGCCCCGAATCCTCTCGTGAAGCCGCTGGGCTAAACCCAACGGTTTTCTCTGGTCTATGGCCCGGTTGCATCGAGCAATTACAGTGTGCACCAAAGCGTACATGGTGTCAACCATCGTGCCTTCGCATGGCTACACCTCGTCGTGTGCGGTGTCGGTAAGGGCTATACGAGCTGGATTCAGCGCCTTGAGATTGGCATTTTTTCCGGCCCACAGTAGATGGGCATCTGCGGGATACTGCTCGTCGATAGTGTTGTCTATCTCGATCATGCACTCACTTAGCGCCTCCTGCAGCCGTGCTATCTCCTCGTCTCGCTCACGGCATGCGGCGATGGTATCGTGCCATCCTCGCAACATTTCTCTCATGCGTGCGTTGTTGTTGACCTCGGAGATACATCCGGCCTCCGACCGTATGACTTCCAATCGCTCCTGTAGCTCCTCGATCTGCTTCATTGGTCCTCCTCACGGCCCCTGCCACTCGGGTAGCGCTTCATATTCAGATTCAGTCATTTCGACTCCAGCATCTTGATCACCTCGTCGACGTTGCGGGCCCATGAGCGAGCACTTACGATCACCCACACAAACGGGTTGCCGACTACGTACCATGGGAGATCGCCGTATCGCTGAGTTTCCTGTATATCGTCCCACGGGTACGAGACATAGCAGTCCTCGGGAGCGTGCGTGTACGGGTTTCGCTTCGAGCGTTTCGGGTTGGAGTGAATGGAGTCCCACAGACGATGAAAGGCATCGATCGGGCTTTGTCGCCATCCATCGGCCCAGCTCTCAAGTCCGTAGATATCGACGTCAAAGCGATCATGATGCCGCACGCTCAGGCCTTCCGCTATCGCATCTTCCGGCGTGATATCCTGCACGCGCACAACGCGCACCTCTCCGATCTGGTCGGTGAGGCGGGATGCCCAACGCGGCATGTGGATGGACGGTTTCCAGTTCACATCGAAATCGAGTCGGCATCGCTTGGAATCTGCATCCTCGTGACCATCGGCATGAATCGCGTCAGCTCGGTATGCGAACTCAGTGTCGAATCCCATCCCACGAAGATCGGCAAATGTCTCCCGTACCCACAGCAGGTCGCCGGGCTGATACAGCATCTGGTCTGGTAATAGATACTCCCACCATTCACGAGATGCTGAGACAACTGCGGTACAACCCCCTGGATGTATCTTTGACTTGGGGATCGGCCAATGCCAACGACCACTGTTTTCGATCCAATCCGGCTGCGGCTTCACGAGCCTCAGCGTCTGCCACTTGCGTCCAAGTCCGCCGTCAGTGAGTCCGTCCAGCTTCGCCCGTATCATATCGGGCTGGTAGAGGATTGGGTGGTCGGTCATATGTCGTTCCCTCCAATTCGCGAGGCCGGGATTGAACCGGCGACCTCCTGGCTAACGTGCCAGTGCTCTACCACTGAGCTACTCGCGAGAGTGCGCACCCCACACTGACATGCGGCAGGATTCGAACCTGCATGGTGGCCGGGCATGAGTTATTCCACCTCCTGGGGTCGCAATAGATTGAGTGCCCACAATCACTGAGCTTCCCCTTCGCCTTTCTGCTCCACATGCCACCCGTGTTTTCCACGGCTCCAGACCGGATCAATAGGGCCGCCGTGCTTAGCCTTGGTCATGGGGCACCGCACGTGATCCTGTCAGGCCAAATAATAGTTTAGTCGGCGGTGTTCGGAATGGCAGGAAATTCCGATACTCTGCCCCGCGTTATAGTCGCGGCCCCGCAACCTCCTGACTATGCTTCGGAAAACCTCTTTACCATCGGCTATAGTCCATTGGCCATTTCCATCCGAAATTCACCGCAACGCAGTAGACTCGGTTTGGCTACCTATTGTTTCGTCTCGCCCACTCAGCAATGAGTAGGCCGTCTGCGTCCTTCTGCTTCCTGATTCCCTCCGCGAGGTGCGGAAACAGGCGCGTACCGATATCGAGCGACGCGCTCTTGAGGTCTGTCGTCCCCTTGATCCCGGCGGGAAGAAGCTCCCGCTGCCACTGTCGTGAGTCGACGTACTCATAGCGCCAGTTTCTCATCTCGACCGCAATCAGTACCGCCTCAAGGCACCGCATAGCCGACACTGTTGCCTTGAGCCCATTCGGGTTGTAGAAGGGGCGCTCGATGAAGACATGGATGTCTTCCGCAAAGTGCAGCTTATTGATCAGGTCGAACAGGCTCTCGAGTTCGAGGAAATGCACCCGAGTGATCGACGACTTTTTCTTTTGGTAGCTTTGTTCTCGCTTCGTCGGGACTGCGTACAATCGCGACGTCCTATTGTCATCAATAACTCCAATGCTCCCAGTCACGCCGTTGTCGATGCCTACGTAGCATACTTTCACAACTCCCTCCTCTCGACTCCGGTCACCACGGCACTGTCCTGGATAATCTCGTAAGCGAGATTCCGATGAGTCTCAATGACCGATCTCAGAACACCAATTTCAGAATCTCTCTCGTGGATCGTTTCGAGCTGCCGGTTGATCGTCGCTTGCTTCTCGCGAATGGTCCCCGCCAGCTCAGCGCGATCCTGCACGGCATAACGCCGAGTCAGCACGCGCCGCGTCACGGTCGATGATAGCCAGATCGCAGCCGAAACCACGCAAGCCTGGGTAACTGTGAAAACCAGACCGGGCCAGTTGAATCGGATCGCCGCGAGAAAGCCGGGGGCTGCGGCTGCGGTCATCACAAGGGCGGTGACGAATACGACGATGACCGTCCACAGAATCCAGCGGATGGTTTTCAAGTGATCCCCCTTCGCCTTCTGAAATCGATTTGCTCCGCGACGATCTTTACACTCACCCTCGGGCTTCCGTCCTTGTCCTCCCACCGATCCTGTTTGATGCGTCCGACAACGCGGACAACTCGCCCATTCTCCAGCTCCTCGCTGCACCATTGGGTAATTCTGCCAGACGTCTCGACGTTAAAAAACGAAACCTCTTCCTGGAACTTCCCCTCCACTAGGTAGTAGCGTTTCGAGGCGATCGAGAACGTGCATACATCCATCCCTTTCGATGTCGTCGCCATGATCGGATCGCAGATAAGGTTCCCCTCGATGATGACTGAATTGAGATCGTTCATAGTATGTCCTCCGATTTGATCGCCGTAAGTATCTCGACGATAATTGCCTGTGCTTCGATCGGCCGGGTTTTCGGATCAACCTCGGCCTTTGGATTGCACCTGTCGCAGGCAAGCACCATGTTGAGTGGATGGTGGATCACCCTCGATCCGTACCGCTTGATGTAGCGCTTGTCCTGAGGGATTCGGTGCGCGAGCTGAAGGCGTGACTGGTCGACGCACCCGCAGTAGACGCAACGCCATCCGTCACGCGTGGCGACGACGAGCTTCGTGTAGTCGATCTCGACCTGGCGGCGTTCGGCTCTGCTCATACCATCGCCTCACTCAATGCCAGCTCAGACCCCTGAACAAGTCGTTGCAGTTCCTCGGTCGTGTAGTCACGGATCGAGAGAAACCATAGCTTGCGACCGTGGTACTCAAGCACCCGACCGTCGCGGCCGACCGGGATCCTCGCTGCACTGGACGCCCACACTCCATGGAGATACTTCAGCTCTACCTTCGCCTCGTCGTTCGTGTAACCGTTCACCGATGCGTATTCATCCCTGATGGCGTGGAACTTCTTCGCGAGCGGCGTCGATCCTGTCGACTCGTCGTCGGAAAGGATCATCTCGTACACCTCGCCCTCGGAGTGCTTCTCCTTCCACCGCTTGATCTTGGACTGGTCAAGCGGCACGATGTGCCCACCTCGCTGTACGCACTGGATCACCGTCGTCACGCCTCGCCTCGCTCCCTAACCTTGCGCTCAAGCTCGAGCAGCTCCTCCCAGAACAGCGCCGCCTCATACTCGATCTTCTTGATGAGTGCCTCGTCTCGGTTAACGCGGATCACGACCAGCCGCACGTCGGCCGGCAGGCGAGAGTCGTGAGAGGTGAAGTCGCACCAATCGCGCTCGGTGCACAAAAGCTGCCCCTGCATCTGCTTCTGGTATTCACCCTTGATCGTCCCATTGAGCAGCGTGTCAACGTGCTGTGCCGTGTTCGGGTTCTTGATCTCGACAAGGCCGTCGTCGCCAACAAGCCCATCAGGCGAGGCGGCAAGATAGTCGAGCGTCGGATGCAGCACCAGACCAACCTCGGTGACGATCGCATCGGTGCGAAACTCGTACAGCGTGCGCGCACCTGCCTCCTCCTCCGATCCGCGTTCCATGGCCTGGCTGCGGTAGTGCTCGGCTGGCTGCCAGGTGAGCCGCTCAACGAGCAGCTCCATCATGTAGTTTTTTCGGCTCGCCGACGGCGCTCCGCCACGTCCTTGCGCGAGGATGTCGGAGATACGTGACGCTGTGATAATGCCGCAGCGTGCTTGTTCCCATTCTGGCGAACCTTGAACGCACTCAACGATTCGCATCGTCAACCCCGTTCTTGGTCGCGAGATATTTTTTGTGAGCGGTGGTCACTTGCGTGATCATCGCCATGCCGCGCTCGTCGTGCTGTTCCTCCAGAGCCTTGTATGCGTCGCGCCCAGCAGCCCTGGCATCCTCGATCGTCGTTTGCGCCTCGATTGCGTTGATATACTCCGCGTACTTGACGCCATCCAGCCACGAGAAATCGGGCTCTCCGTCGGTGTCGTTTTCCTCGCTTACGAGACCAAACGCCGCGATAAATGCGTAACGCTGTCCGTAGGTCGATCGCACCCCCTCGGCTTGCAGTACGTTCTGAATGGGCCGTCCTCCGGATGACTTCTCGGGCTCGTACACAGGCATGATCTTCGAATTGGTTCGCGTGTGCCCGTAGCCGGATACGTCGCAGAACACCTCGAGCCTGCCGTCCTCGATCGGCTCCTCGTAGAACCGGAATGCGAATCCGTGATCTGATATCGTCTTGCTGTAATGTCTTGACAACACCTCGATCGGCGCGTACATCCCCTTCTCGCCTTTCTTGCTGCGAGGTGCCGGCCCAAGGCGAGAAAGGGCGGATTGCATCTCGGCGAAGTGCCGATCGAATTCTGCTTTCGCCTGCTTCGCCTCCTGTTGATCTTTGAGCGCAATCAGCCGCTCGAGCTTATCCATGTCAGCATCGCGCGAGATAGCGAGCTCAATGAGCGCGTCGACAGATCCATGATTCGGTTCCGCAACCTCCGAACGCTTGCGCACCACCACACCACGGGACTCGTCCTCGATCGATGTGAGCGCCTCATCTATGCGGGCCACGACTGCCTCGGCTTCTTGCTCTTCGTTCAAATCCAGTTGATTGTCAGCCATGGGAGTCCTCCTGTTCGATAAGCTGTGCTTCGATCTGCTCCATGAGCTTGTCATAGGCTCCCCAAGGCTCAGTATGGCTGAAATGTTTGAGCAACGCCGTAAGGTCATCGTGTTCGTCGACCGTGATCTTAACCTCAAACCACCACGAGTCGTGGCGAATGCGCCTATCGTTGTAGACATCGCACTGGACATTGAGTTTGACGCCCTCGACCTCGACCTCTACGTTGCGAATCATACGCCAGCCTCCCGGAACAGATACCGCGATCGATTCACCTCGAGAAACTCGGCGAACGTATCAGCCGGGATGTACTGTTCTGCCTCTGTAATAGATACCTCGCGATCGGTGTCGAGCGTCCGAAGCCCGATCGCCCGAAATATCTCCGCCGCGCGTTCGAGTGATACGATTGTCTTGTATGTCGATGCCATGAAACCTCCAAAAAGCGCCCCACGTGGTAGTGGCCTACCCACGGGCCGGCACGTCGTTGATGTAGGCCCGGGCCCACGCCTGGGCGATCGCCTTTTCGTACGCATCCTGCTCCTGGGCGATCGCCTTGATGTACGCCTCCCGCGCCGGTGCGATCGCCTTGATGTACGCCTTCCGCGCCGGTGCGGTCGCCTTGCTGTACGCCTCCCACGCCTGGGCGGTCAGTAACTTTTTCGCCCACTCGAAATTAAACTTGGTGGCAAATCTTTGCGCTTTTGCTTCTGTCACGTAGGTTCGCTCGCCAAAGAGCTCGCGGAACAACTCTACCTGCTCGCTGCATGCGTCAGCATTGCGGAGTTGTTCGATGGTAATCATGCGTTTCTTCATCAGCTCACTCCACCCGGTCTATCGACGGGCCGGTACGTCTGAATGTGCGTCGAGTTGCTGCTGTCGTTGAACCACAGTGCCATCCGTCCATCAGGGAGCATGGTAAGGCACTCGTCCCACGACGATTTACCAGAGCACCGGGTTATGTCATCACCCCAACGCATCCGAGCCGTGTCAATCAGCGATTGGAGCACGGCAGCTCGGCGCGTATCGGTCACTGGATAGACAGTCTCAACGCTGCGGGGCATCACTATGCTCCGCGTCGGCCTTCGCCTGATTCTCCAGCGACACAATAATGTACTCGTTCAGCGACATGAGTCTCCGAGCCGCAGCCAGCCGCACGGCGGCGTACAGACCCATCGGAATCCGGGCGCCAATCGCCTTGATTTCATCACTCTTCGTTTCTGTCTCGCTCATAGAAAGCAAGTTATCACGGCAATTAATGTGTGTCAACATTTTTTTGTTGACGCGTTTCCGATATTGCGATACAGTAGGAGTCAATCGGGTGACGCCCTCACCGAGGACGCCTTGCGGGGTCAGTGATAGAGCTACGTCCCAGAGGAGAGAAGATGGTAATCGTCAACACAAAAACAGTCACCGCCGGGTACTCCGCTATCGAGTGCAAACCACTGTTCGGTCGCCGGCGCGTCAGATTCTACCAGTACGGTGTGCTTGTGTTTGAACGTAAGTACCGAAAACGAGAGGATTCGAGTAAGGCAATGTCGGACTGGTGTATTTTCGGCATCTTCCCGAGTAGGGGATAGGCATGGGCAGCAAGGGAGAAGAGTAACATCCGGCATTTGGGAGGAAACCAATGACTGAAGAACGAGTGAGAGAGATGAAAACCTACTGGCACTTCTGCGCGATGGACGAAAAGGGACGCCCGGTCATGAGTGACGGCACGCTTGTTGAGAACGGTAAGCGATATGCTATCGAGTGCGAACCCATCCTGTGTGAGCGCGGCTACCATGGTAGTGAGCAGGTGATCGACGCCTTGTGGTACGCCCCCGGACCATGGATCAGCAAGCGGCCGCTTGAGGACATCGTTCGAGGCGATGACAAGGTAGTCGGCAAGGCATTCGTCCAGCAACCCGGCGTAGACGCAACCAAGGTGCTAAGGAAGTTCGCCCGCATGTGCGCCCTTGATGTGATCCATCTGTGGGATGCCCCAGAAATAGTAGTCCGATATCTTAAGACCGGAGACGAGGACATCCGGGCTGCGGCATGGGCTGCGGCAAGTGCTGCGGCATGGGATGCGGCATGGGCTGCGGCAAGTGCTGCGGCATGGGATGCGGCATGGGCTGCGGCAAGTGCTGCGGCATGGGCTGCGGCAAGGGATGCGGCAAGGGATGCGGCATGGGCTGCGGCAAGGGATGCGGTAAGGGATGCGGCAAGGGCTGCGGCAATGGATGCGGCATGGGATGCGGCGGCGCGAAAACAAAATCGTCGTCTGACTCGGATGTTGAATAGGCTGCTTAAGTCGGCCATGGAGGCACCCAATGACTGAAGAACGAGTGAGAGAGATCATCCGCGAGGAAATGGTCGGGCAGCGTCAACTCGACAAGGTTCTGGTGAAGTTACCAGATAATGATGATTGGTCGCCTGAGCCTCCGCGCAACACATGGGCGGTGGTGAGATTAAATTCTACGGGCGAATGGTATATTCGTTGGTTTGATGAACATAGCCATGCGTGGAGTTCACCAAAAAAGAAGACTCGGCACCACATGGCATACCTGAGAGATTTGGATCATGTCTATTCTACTATTATACCTCTCCCCGGCGACGGCTGGGTAGCGCACAACGGAGGCGAGTGCCAGATCCCCGATGCGAAGGCTGGGGAGTGGGGGTATGCCTGGGCGGACGGGTACGTGTGCGAGTGTGCGGAGGGCAAGGCTGATGGTCATTTCTACGGGTGGGGTCGTGGAATACCTACTGAGACAAATCGCATCGTCGCCTACCACCTTCTGAAGCGCACATGGACCGGCCGCGATCCCGAGGCACCGCTTTTTCCGGTTGGTCTGCCTGTTGAGATGCGGAATGATGACTGGGACGCTTGGACCGCTGGATGGATGGCTAATGGTGGGGAGGTATCAGAGTACAGCAACCTCTCACCATCGGAACCCTACGACCAAATCCGCCCGCGAGGCTTCGATCCTGCGGTGGCACCTGAGGATGTCAGCATGAGTGAAAAGGGTGGGATGGCCTACGCAGCAGATCACGAATGCGTCTGGAGGCAATTCGCTGAGAACTACTCCAACGATCCCGACGTCCTCCACGTCGAGCTTCTGAGGTGGTGGCGATGAGTAAGCAAAGCCTCCTTTCTACGAAAAAGGTAACCTTCAAGTGGGGTAAATGTATCGAGAAAATCGAGCAGTCTACTTTGGTGTACAACAGGACACGCGATGTGGCAATCGCGCTTGCATGGGACCGCCTACCGAAGCCGGGATACGGGTACGTGTTGGAAAGCGTACTCGTGGAGGAGTCAAGCAATGACTAAAATAGCACGCCTAACCCACGAGACCACGATCGAGCGGGATGAGCAGGGAGTCGCGTGGATCGTGACGAGTGACGACTGCGTAGCTGCCTCATGGCTATATTTCGATGGAGCACAGACGTGGTGGGTTCCTCCCGGAATGGGTGATGCTGATGGGGTTTGGACAAATGATATAGGTGCCGTTGGCCTCTATGAACTCTATCGCATCCCTCTCCTCACCGCTCATCTCGAGGTGTACCAGTATCGTGGAGAAGGTCACTGGTGGGCTATCGCACACAACGGTGTGTGCACAACCGGTGATACGGATGTTGCATGGCCGACGTGCGAGATATTGACGCTCGACGGCGCGAAACTCTGTGGTGGTTCGGCCGACGCTCTACGCCGCTACCTGGAGATCGTACAAGGAGAGATCGATGAGTGAAATAGCAGACGAACGACTACGGGATATCGTGGAGCGGACTGAGGGGCATACGGAAGGCCCGTGGAGTTTTGAACCACACGGCCCTGGGGAAGCCCTTTACTCCGGTAGAGATTTTGCACACCACGGTCTAAATCTCGGCACCATGATTGAGACTGATCGCAACTGGTTGGCTAACAAAGAACTGATCATTGCCGCCAACGACCTCTTTACCATAGCCACCGAGCTCGACGCCGAGAACCAACGGCTACGGGATGAGATTGCGAGAGCGTCAAAAGTTTTTTTAGCTTGTATTGGTGCAGCGGAGAGGAAAGACTGCGATTCAGTTATTGAGTATGCAATAACCGCTTCGGATGAGTGTAACGCTGCACTCGCCAAAGGAGACCACCATGAGTGAGCCTACAAGCGACCGAATCCAACTCAGCGAGCACACGCGGATTATGGGCGACTACTGCTACACCACAAGTCATGAGGTGGTGGCGCAGTGGCGAAGAATTCGCGAAGTACAGTACGGGGTATATCAAGGCGGCCCGCTACACTCTGCAATCGTGTGGTATTACGGGTGGCGTTTCGACGCCATGGTCGCTCAATGGCGCATCCCGACATCCGCGCTCCCCGAGGTTTATGGCTTTCGGGTGGGGCAGCCGTGGGCGACTATTCAAGGGAAGGGACGTTACGCTTTCATTGCGTGCGGATCGTTCGACATTATCACGGGAGCAGCGCAGGAACCAACTCTCCACAAACGAGCGGTAATGGCCTGTGATTCAGCAGGCAGTCTGCGCGCCCTGTGGGAAGTGATCGAGGAGGTGAGGAATGCGTAGGTTGGTTGGTTTGATCAAATGCCTTTTCGGACACCACGAATACTATTGCGTAGAACGCTTTACTGACACCCACCGGCAGATAGCCTGTACCCGTTGCAATGGCGTGTGGATGATGTCCGACTACCCCCAGGCGGTAGTCAAGTGGGGGGCGCATTTTGAGGAAGCAAAACGAGAGATCGAGGAGGTACGAGGATGAACAACAGTGATCGGACGGAAAAACTTATTCACTTGGAATTCGAAGATATGGGTCATGATGAGGTTACGGTCATGGCGGGACTCGCGGAGGTGATGAGATTCGCACAAGATGACCTCGGAATAGACGAAGGTGGAGCCCAGCGAGTCGTAACGTGGCTTGCACAATACTACGGAGTCGTGCATGAGTAACACCCAACGAACCGACGCGCTGCGGGAGCGACTGGCTGAGGAAGCACATAAGGCATGGTCCGCTTGGATGAGATATCTCTTCTCAAAAAGCGTTGAATTGAATGATGGGATCGTTCTTGTCCCGAAGTGGGCGGTAGACCGATGGAATCGACAGATGACGACTGCTTATGCTGACCTCTCAGAGGACGAGAAAGAGTCCGATCGGAGAGAAGCAGATCGTTATCTCGTTCACATCGAGCAGCTTGAGCAACTGGTCCAGCGGGCATATCCATTTGTAGATCATGCGTCGCATCATTCTGATGCTCGCCAATGGATCGCCGACCACGACCGGATCATGCATGGAGGCGAAGATGCTCCAAGTGAGTAGTGTCCGAAGTGTGAAAGCTGCTCGAAAGTCGTATCACTGCGATTGGTGCTACGAGCGCATCGAGACCGGAAAATCGTACCAGACGTGGTTCACATATGGGGAGGCTGTAACGGCGCGGATGCACCCTGAGTGCTTTGCGGCGATGCAGAAGGCTGATATTGACAAAGAGCTACCACCAGCCGGGACCTACCGACGTGGTTGTTGGTGCGGTGAGCGAGAAGAGCATTGCAACTGCATACGCACCGTACGGGGAGGCGAAGATGCAAACACAGGGCGAAGTGATGAGACACGAAATGCTGTGCAAGCTTCCCGCTCCGCCCTTGCCGACGCCGAGGAGACCCCATGACATTCCGCGAGCTCCTAGCCGACCGGCCCAACCGTATTGATATGAGCGCACTCGTTGATGAGGGGAGCGTTGCGAGTGAGGCATCCGGACACAGCGATCTTCTCGAGGCGATGCGTGATACCGGAGATGTGCTGCACTACAGCCGAGAGCGCAGCGAGAAAGGAGTGGTCTACTACA